GAAACTACAAATTGCAACATATTAGACCTTTAAAGTGTTCGTTTTGATTGATTTAAGCGAGAGTCAGATACCTTCTGCCTCGCAATTTTGCGGATGGGTTGATTTTCATACATATTACGCTCTGCATCCATGTCGGCTCTTACCGACGAGCGAAACTGCATATCTAAAGCTAAATCATGGCCTAACTCCTTTAACAAATTTTTGTAATACCTAGGGACTGGAGCCCTAGAACCCTGAATAGTCACAACCGAACCGGTTGGAAAAACATCTGACATAAAATAATCTCTAAACCATCCTTTGCCAATACCTTTACTCATTAGCATGAATTCAGGATTTGGCATTACGCACTCTCCATCTTCAGTAACGGCTAACGGCAGAGGAGAGGCATTAGGGCCTTTGATTTTTTTCATGATATATCGTGCTATATAAGCAGCAGATTCGAAATTAAGAGTACCGATGAGGTGGTTTCCGATGGGTTTGCCAGAAGCATCATCAAACCAGTACTTATCAACTGTCCGAGATATATAAGTCCTATCACCACAAGCAGCACGACCAAAAAGGACGCGATCGCTATCAAAGTCCACTCCAAACAACGCAATATGAAAGTGGGGGCGTCGGGTTTCATCACCATATTCTCCGGAAGCAACGTATCGAAACTTAAACCCTGCCTTACGAAGCCGTTTAAAGAACTTTTGCAAGTGATCTTTATGCAACTGGCCGTGTTTGGGAAGGTGCGCATCATCATATGTTAGGTTTAGCATACAAGATTTCTCGTGAAGCATTTGCTCGTGAGTTATCCTGATCGCCCACTCTCTCGAGTAACTTAACCGACATTCCACGCATTGACCGCACTTTAACGGGCCATGGGTGGGATGCGACCAGAGGGAAGTACACACAATACCTTATAGACGGATACCGCCACGCATAGGCGCAGCCTTGATGTTAATCATCTTAGTACGACCTACGTTAGAACGGAATTGTCCAGCAGAACTATGTTTGTGAACAGGGCTACGACTTAGTGGTTTCATAAAATCTCCTTAGGTTTTGGTGTCAATGGGCACAGTTACATCAAGTAGATTACTGTGCCCAATACTAATTCATTCCGCCTTGGACGGCGAGGCCTCTTCTGTCACTTGCGTGACAGCAGAGGGTTGAGGAATAGCCAATCCCAAGCGAATCGCCTCTTGAGTGTTTTCTGGATTAGCGAAAAACTCGAGGAACTCTTGGGGGCTATTATTGAAACGCGAACGGACTTTGGCGTCCATACGCATAAAAGACTCGTCAGCAGCACGAACAAGATTCATAGCAGACTGATAATCAAAAATCCCCTCAAAATCAACATATTGAGGGAAAGTGTTAGGCGTTGGCATAACACCAGTCTTAAGAAAACGATTAACAATCGTATTAATATCAGCTTCTTCAGCAAATTGTTGCTGAGTCAAAGAAGCATCAAGACAAGAAAGACCAGTCTTTTCAGACTGGATATCGAACTTATCTAAAGCAGCGGCTAATTTCATAAAAAACTCCTTGAATTATCGTTTAGAACGATAGGTTGAACGGCCGACTTCACGGCCTTTTTGATCCCGAATGATATCGGTATGCTCTTCAGATGTGGATTTACCTTGTCTCCAAGGTAAGAAACGATCCACCCAATCGCCAGTTACATCAGACATAACTTTAATTTCACGGGCTGTAACACCAACAAAATCAGTACGCTTCATAGCATCAAATTCAGCTTGTGCAATAGAACCATCAGCGCGCAACTTATCAGTAGAAGCAGCTAAATTATTGCGAACTGCAACTTCAGTCATACCTTTCTGTTTCATCAAAGCAGTAGAAGAAGCTAAATTAGAAACAATAGCACGAATACGCTCACGCTCAAGAACCAAATTCTCGGCTTGAACTTCATTCAATGAAGTTTGAGAACCAACACGAGAAATTTCAGCACGAACATAGTCAGTATCAACCTTAATCTTATCAATTTCAGCATCAACTTTACGAGTAAGTTCATTAACCAAAACAGTATCAGCTTCAGTCTTTCCAGACTGAGCAACTTTAAGAGCAGTATCAGCTATAACATTATCAATATCTACACCAACTTTATTAACTTCGGCAGAAGTTTTTAAAGCCTGCGAAGCAGTAAGACCGGCTTGGGCACCAGCAGCAGCAGAATTTTGATAAGTAGGCATAGAACCAACTGGGGTAGAAGCACCACCACCTTTAACATAAGCAAGCATAGGATTAAGGCCAGCGGCCTCCATATCCTTAACTTGACGTTGATAAGCAGTATTAGACATTCTTTCTTGAAATGCCATCTGCTCAGCAGAAGCAGCAGCGTTAGCAGCATTGGCCGACTCTTGGCCAAGAAAACTAACGCCGCCAATAACAGCAGCTGCGGTTAAAGGATCCATATTAGAAATGATCAATCAAACCAGGAACAGAATACATCGGCAACGGACGAGCAGCCGTAATATCAAAAAAAGCATCCAACAAAAGCTGTTGACCATTTGCACCAGCACCAACAGCTAAATTACGAGAAAGAGGAGGATTATCTTGAATAAACGTACTATTCAAAGTTGGAAGCGTATTAAATCTCTGAGCATAATGCCAAGGGTCAATCGTTCCAGCGGACGTTGACTTAAACAAGCCTGTGATTTGGGAAGGGTTATAACGTAATTCAGCCCAGCGCTCTTGATAACCGAAAACCGAATTGTCATTGGAAGAACCATCACAATAAATCTCCTTGTTAAGAATAGCTTGCTCACCCAAATGAGCAAAAGCAGGAAAATAATAATCGTAACGTGTGTTACGAGACCACAACTTACGCAAACCTTGTTGGTAAGTTAAATCAGCACGAACAGAAGCAAAACCAATAATATGACCATGCTCAACACAAGAATAAGTAAAACCATGACCTTTATGCAAAAAGGTACCAAAAGCGGCCAAATTACCAATAGGAGTAGAGCCACCAGAAACACCAGTAGCAGACGTTTGCATAACAGGAGAAATAGAAATAAGAGAAGAACCACCGCCTAAATATTCAGGGCGCTGCAAACGAGCATCGGGACTTCGTACACCAAAATGACTCTGCAATATTTCTGTGTATCGTGTACCACCTCGCGCATCACGCTCAAGCAATTTTTGAATTTGGAAAGACTGGCGCAACTGATTAATAGTTGCAGCAGTAGCTAAAGAAAGATCAGCATACAAACCAGAATAAGCAGCTGGATTAGAACCTAATTGAGCTTTGGTAACAACACCAACAGTATTTCCAGCATTGGTGTTGGTAACAGTGGCAGAAACGCCAGCGTTAGCACCAAAACTAGCAGAAGCAACACCAAGTAAACCATCAGTACCAAAAGACCTGGCGAGAGCAGAAGTTGTACCACCATATAAACCTAAAGCAGAACCAGTACCAAAAACAGGAGCAGAAGTACCTAACGGCAAAGTTACAGGAGTACCACCTTTTTGAGGCCAAGGCAAAGCAGAAGTAAAATAATCGTGTCGTTTACCACGACGCTGCAACACATAATTAGTTGCAGGAGAAGTATCAGGACCATCTCCAGTATCAACTGTAATGGAATTTTGCATATTCTCATCACGATACCACTGATTCCAAATCAATGAACAGGCTCTAACAGGGAGCGCAGAATGTGTAACCGTATTACCAGCGCCCACCTGTCCGACAGTAGGCAACCCAAGATAGTCTTGCAGCGAACCGACTGCATAACCTCCAGCTGGGGAAACTTGTTGAGGTATAGAGTAGGAAATCGAATCGGTAGGGTTATTTTGTTCCCCCATAAACTTAACCCAATTCGACCAGACCAAACGATTAGGTACAAAGAAAAACTGCGTGTCGATATGGAGATTATCCATAACTGGAAAAATGGGGGTAGCCAAACGGCCGAAAAGTGTGGCGTTAACATTAAACGTATCTCCGGGCAAAGCCTCCTCACACATAATAGGCACAAGATAACCTGAATCGAAAGTAGTTTTCAATGTCTTTTGCATTTGAAAACGACTACGGGGAACATCAGGACGAGGAACCATAGCGAAGCTATGAGAACTAGCGGATTTGTTGTGAAACATCAAAATCTCCAAAGTTAAAAAAAAGCACCCCCGAAGGGGTGCAAAGGTCAGACTGCGGCAACTGCGGTCTGAATCACATCTTTAGCACGAACCAGCACAACAGGCTGTTCCTCCATGCTAAAAGTACCGGCATTATCATCAAAAGTACCGAGTAAATACAAGTCAAAATCGTCAGGATGCTTATTCAACTGATTATCAGCAGCAGAACGATTAACTTCATCGGTAAAGTCACGAACAGCAACATTACGATGAGGAACAAAGAAGGGACGATTGTAAACATCGGCTGCGCGATCTTTTACAGAAACTACAAATTGCAACATATTAGACCTTTAAAGTGTTCGTTTTGATTGATTTAAGCGAGAGTCAGATACCTTCTGCCTCGCAATTTTGCGGATGGGTTGATTTTCATACATATTACGCTCTGCAT